ATAGCAGATATTATTAAGGTGTTAAAATGTAACGATTTTTATAACGCCGGTAAGTATACAGAAATAGCAAAAGGAAAATATGAAATGGTCCATACGTGGAGCGATTTTTTAAGAAAACTTAAACGCCAACAAAAATGATAGAAGAGGAAATTAAAATCACCGGTAATACTAGCGAGGCCCAGAAATCATTTGAGGATCTGGGAAAGATAATAGAAGAACAAAAACAAATTACTGTTGAATTTGAAAAGGAGCTTTTAGATCTTGAACAGCAACTTGTGGCCACAGGAAATGCAGACTGGAACCCAAAAGGTGATGCATTAAAGAAAAAAATAGTAGGCATAAAGGATGCAATAAAAGATCAAAGAGTTGCCTTAAAAGACTTAAACGGCCAAAGGACAAAGGCTAAAAAAAATCAAGAAGATTACACCAAAGGGTTAAACAAAACTTCTGGAGTTGTTAAGGTATTAAATAAGTTAACAGGTGGTCTGGCTGGTGAACTTTTAAATTTAGGTAAAGCAGCCAAAAAAGGTGGTAAAGCAATGAGAGTTGCACTTATTAGCTCTGGTATTGGTGTAGCTGTGGCTTTAGTTGGATTTTTGGTTGAACACTGGGACACCATAGGTGAAACTTTAGGATTTATAAACAAAGACTTAGAAAAGCAATTAGATCTAAATGAAGCTAATAAGGGGGTTATAGATAGCGAGTTATCATTATTAGAAAAACAAATTGATTTTAATAAAAAACGTGGCATATCTAATACTGAAAATTTAAAACAACTAGAAAAGCTATTAAATGCAAAAAAGTTAATAGTAGAGGCAGATATTGGAATACTTAAAACGCAGATATTAAGAGCAAAAATGGCTGCGCGAGAGCTGAGCTGGTATGATAAAATAAAAATTGCTGCACTAGAGCAAGTTAACGCGTATGGTAAGATTGCTGAAATAAGGGCAAAGGCTCTGGCTAACAACGATATTGATTTAGAGGACCAGCAAGAAATAAACGCTCTAACTGAACAATTAAACAACTTAAAAATAGAGAGTTTAGAGATAGATTCAAAATTAGATCCACAAGATACAGACGAAGTAAAGGCTAAGAAAAAACTTTTAAGCGATCTTGATAAACTACAACAGCAAGCCTTAGAGGAAAATTTAAGTAAGCAAGAAAAAGAAATACAAGGGGTTAGAAATAAATATGACAAAATAATAAGAGAAGCAAAAGCTGCTGGTATTGAAACAGGTTTAGTTGAGGAAGGAAGGCTCCAAGCTATTGAGGTTATCAATGCCAAGTACAGGGCTATAGATCTTAAAGAATTTGAAAAAAATGAAAAAATAAAAAGAGATATACTTGATCGCGTAGGTGTTGAAGGATTGGAGGCCAAGATAATGGCGATAGAGGTTCAAGCAGAAGAGGATGCCGCAGAACTAGAGAGGCTAGGCGCTCACAGGGATCAAATCGAGGCCGTATATCAAGCCAGTGAAGATAGGATAGCAGAAATAGTAAAAGGAGCTTCCGATAAAGTAGTAAAACAAAATGAAACTGATGGGAAAAAAGATGTAAAAACCGCAGAAGAAGTGGCGGCAGCAAAAGATGAGGTTATATGGAATTCTGTTGATAATATAGATAAAAGTTTTCAAGCGCTTGCAGCCTTAGACGAAGAAAACAAAGGGCTACAGGCTACGGCACTTATTGCAAGCAACTTGATTGGTGCAGCCAAAACAATACAAAGCACAGTAGCGGCAAACGCAGCGGCTACAGCGGCATTTCCTTTAAGCGCTGGGCAGCCATTTGTAGCAATAAATACGATTGCGGCTGGTTTAGGTATTGCAGCGAGTGCGGCGGCAACTCAAAAGGGTTTGGCAGCACTTGGAAAAGGTGGATCAACAGGCGGTGATACAGGTTTAGGTGGAGCTGGTGGAGCTTCGGCTCCAAGTTTTAATTTGGTGGAGGGTACAGAATCGAATCAAATTAGTGAAAGTATACAAGGCGGTAACGAACCAATTAAGGCCGTAGTAATTTCTGGTGACGTAACAACGGCCCAACAAGTTGATCGCAATATAGTAGAAGGAAGTGGGCTATAGAAATTATCTATACAAAAACCATAACAATAAATAAAATTTATCGTTTATAATATATGAAAACGTTTGAAGCTAAGTTTAAGGACAATTCAGATGGAGTTTTTGCTATTAGTTTAGTAAGCGCCCCAGCCACAGGTGAGCATTATATAGCTCTTTCAGAACAAGAAGAGATTGTAAAACTTTCAAAGGTAGACGAAGAGCAGCGTATTTTAATGGGTTTAGTTTTACAGCCTAACCAATTAATCTACAGAAAACAAGACGATACAGAATTTAATATAGTATTTTCAGAAGATACAATTAAAAAGCTATCACATAATTTTTTCAAATCTGGTTTTCAATTAAACTCTAAGCTTGAACACGATACGCCTATTGAGGGCGTTAGTTTTGTAGAATCTTGGCTAGTGGAAAATTCAGATATAGATAAATCGGCCAACTTTGGTTTAAGCTATCCTAAGGGATCGTGGCTTGCTACAATGAAAGTTGACAATGATGAGATCTGGGATGATTATATAAAGACAGGAAAACTAAAAGGTTTTTCTGTTGATGCAATGGTAGATTTACAGGAAGTTAATTTAAAATCCAATATAAAAATGAGTGAAGAGAAAAAAAATCTTCTTGAAAAGATGGAGATCTGGTTTACAGAAAACATCTTAAATCAAAAAGAGGTTAAAATGGGCAGCGTAACTAGCGGCGATATTACAATCATGTTTGATGGTGATACTTTAGAAGTAGGAACTTCTTTGTATATTATGGTTGAAGATGAGAAGGTATCTTTACCGGATGGTGAATATCCTACAGATTCTGGTATGATCTTAGTAAAAGATGGCCGAGTTGAGGAAATGGGAGAAAAGCTTGAAAAAGATGGGAAAGAAGAGGCTCCTAAAAAAGAAGTAAAAGAGGACGAAGAGGTTGAAATGAAAGAGGTTCAATTTGAAAAGGTAATGAAAATGTTAATGAGCAAGCAAAACGAAGGTTTTGAGGCCAAACTTTCAGAACTAAAATCTTCTTACGATGTACAACTTGCAACAGTTAATGCAGAATTGGTAGAGTTAAAATCTATAAAGGCAGAATTGGTAGAGCTAAAAGCGCAGCCAGCAAGTAAGCCAATTATAGGGAAACCTGTACAAGTAGAATTGACAAAGAAGGGCAGATTATTAGAAAAATTAAGAAAGTAATAAATAAATAAATAAATAAAAAAATGGCAACAACAACAACAGTATCAAGTAACTACGCTGGAAAAGCGGCTGGTGAGATAATCGGTGCAGCTTTTCGCGAAGCAGATACACTTAGATTAAATTTATTAACTGTAGCGGAAAACGTAAATTACAAAATGAATTTACGTAAAATCGCATACACAAATGGAACTACAGATTATTCTTGTGGATTCGTACCAGAAGGTGCGGTTACTTTGAGTGAAAAAGTTTTACAGATTGAAAAACTAATGAACCCAATACAGGTTTGTAAAGAAGATTTCAGACAAACTTGGAGTGAGGATTCAATGGGAGCTAGTGCTTCAAATCCAAACGCGCCAGCAGATATCATGGAAGCAATTTCTATGGAATTATTGGCTTCACAAGCTGAAAAGATCGATACAGATATCTGGACCGGATTAGCGGCTACAGATGGAGAGTTTGCTGGTCTTATTGAGCAATTCACAGCAGATGGAAACGTAGTAAAAGCTGGTAACGGTATTACGGCACTTGGAGCAGCTACAACAGAAGCAAACGTTGAAGCTCACTTAAAGGCAGCACTAGAAGCTGTACCAGTATCAATTAGACGTAAAGACTTAACAGTTGCAGTTTCACCAGACGTATTTCAAGCATACTGGTTCTACCTTGTGTCAAAAGGTATTGCAAATGACGGTAACGCAGAAGCGAAGCAAGTAAGATTTGGGCGTTACACAATTACAGAAGTAAACGGATTACCAGATAATACTATCGTTATATTTGAACCTAAAAACGTAGTTTTTGCTACAGGTTTACAATCTGATATGAACGAGCTTTCAATGGTAGACGAAGATTCTATTGGGCTTTTAACAGGTCAAGTACGTGGGAAATTAGTATACGGTGCTGCTGTAGGTTATTACAACAGTGAGGATATCGTATGGTTATTGACTACACAAGCATAATTAATTAATCAAAACAAAAGCTATCAGTTGGTATAACTGACTGATAGCCAATGTTTTATAAAATATAAACACAAATGGCGTGCGATGTAACACAGGGCAGATCTAAAGTCTGCAAAGATGGGCTGGGAGGCCAAACAGCTTTATATTTATATAATAGTATAGAAGATGCATTTACAGTGGTGGCTGGTGAGGCTACAGCGATTAATGCTGGATTAACAGAGGTTTTTAAGTACGAACTAGAAGGCGATGGTAATACCTTAGAGCAATCTATGGAAGGATCAAGACTAACTGGATCAAGAGTAAATACGCAAACCTTAACAACTTTACTAAAAAAGATCGATGCTGCAACCAATGCAGAATTAAACCTTTTAGTAGCTGGATATCCGCAAGCAGTTGTTGAAGATAGAAACGGAAAACTTCACGCTTTGGCACTTGATGACGGTATGGATTTTACCGTAGTTTCAAGCAGTGGTGGCGCAAAAGCTGATATGAACGGTTATACCTTAACTGGTGTAGCAACTACAGCAACACTTGCACCGATACTAGATTCTGCAACGGCAACAGCTTTTAAAGCTTTAGTAGCGTAAATATTATATAAATATATATATCTTAAAACCCTGTTTTTAATTAAACGGGGTTTTTTTATAACAATAAATGACTTTTTTCGTTTTTAATATATGATAGTTGTAAACCCAACAGACGTAACTCACAATGTAGAAATAGTATCAAGAAAATCACCTAGCAGCACAACTTTTACGCTAGAGCTGAAAGACGATATCACAAAGGTTGTTACTTCTATTGTTGTTACTTATACTGTAGTTAATCAAGGCAGAATCAACTTTAGCTTTGATCACAATTTTAATAGTGGTGATAGCTATCAAATAAAAATATTAGATGTAGATAATACGATTCTTTACAGAGGCCTATTATATGCAACCAGTCAAGTAACACAGGAATTTGAGTTAACAGATGGTAAATACTTTTGGAGCTAAAACATGGATATAAAATTAATTACACTGGCCAGCTACGTTAAGCCACAAATAGTAGAAAATAAAAACAAAAATTGGGTTTTAAATGGTCCAAAAAATAGTTTTTACCAGTACATTATTGATAGAAATAATGGATCTGCAACTAACTCTTCTATAAACAGCACATATATAAGCTTGATATACGGTAGAGGCCTTGATTTTAAGGATGGTTTAAAAGGTGTTAATGATTGGGCATTGCTACAAAAATATCTAAGACCACAAGAGCTTAGAAAGGTTATTGCTGATTTTCAAATATTCAATGAATATTCAGTACAGGTTATAAGAACAAAAGGCGGCGGCTTATCAAGTATAAAGCATTTACCAAAGCAATTAGTTGCACCTTCTATAAAAAACGAAGATGGTGAAATTGAGAGTTATTGGTATAGCGAAGATTGGACAAATACAAACAAATACAGGCCAGAAGAGTTTTCAGCTTTTGGAACTTCAAAAGATGCTATTGAAATTTATGTAGGTAGGCCGTATAGAGTTGGCGATGAGTACATAAGTAGCCCAGATTATTTGGCCGGTTTACAGTATGCTGAAATGGAAGAGGAAATTTCAAATTTGAATATCTCTTCTATAAGAAATGGATTATCTGCTGGTTATATAATTAACATACCAGACGGTAAAAGCTGGGGGGACGAGGAAAAAGACGAGTTTGAAAGACAGGTTAAAAAGAAGCTTACGTCTAGCTCGAACGCTTCCAACTTCATTATTTCGTTTAATGGCCGAGACGTGGAAATTGATATTACGCCTTTTCCAGTAAACGACAATATTCATAAGCAATGGGATTTCCTCACTAAAGAGTGCAAAACCCAGTTAATGACGGCGCACAGGGTTATAAGCCCTTCACTTGTTGGCCTATCTTCTGCAAGCGGATTCAGCTCTGTAGCAGACGAAATGGATATGAGCGAAAAGCAAACAATGAAGCGAGTGATAAAGCCAAAACAAGATTTTATCATTGACGGTATTACCGATATATTAAGTCAATTTGATATAAATTTAGATTTGCATTTTAAGCCATTAACAGAGGAAATTGAAGATATTGTTGAAGAAATTGTTGAAGAAAAAAAAGAAGAAGTTAAGCTTGCCGGCTTTGATCCAAGCCAGAAACGCGGACCAGATGGGAAGTGGGGTTCCGAAAACTCAAACACTGAAAAAAAAAATTGTTTAAATAAAAGCGATTTAAAGAAAAAGGCATCAAAAACAACAGCAAAGCAAGTTAGTGATTATATAAGTGAGTTAAACAAAACTAAAAATAGCGATCCTAGCACTTACTGGTCCGTTGATAGTGTAAGTAAATCAGATGCAGAAAAAAGCATTATAATAGATAAACCTTATGGCGCGGTAGCTGTAAGTGGTGAAGGTGATATAAAAGGATTGTTTAAGAAATTAGACAGCAAAGAAAAAGGAGTTGGCGGCAAGTTATTAAAAGATGCTGTTGATGCTGGCGGCAGAAAATTAGATAATTTTGATAACTATCTAACAAAAATATATTTAAAAGCTGGATTTAGAGTTGTATCAAGAACACCTTTTAACGAAACGTATGCGCCAGACGGTTGGGTTAAAGATTTGCATGGAACGCCAGATGTTGTGGCAATGGTATATGATCCAAATAAAGATTTAGATATTACTGAAAAAATGTTTAGCGATCCAAATAGCGGATATGATCAAATGATAGACTACAGAGATAAAAGTCTAGTTTTTTGTGGCGAAAAAGATGTAAATTTATCATCTCAAAACATTGATAGATTAATTTCTTTGGGTGAAGTAGTTGGCGATGATTGGGAGATTATAGAAAATGAAAGATGCGATGAGATCACATTTTCAGAGAGTGATTTGAATTTAATTGAATTGGCCCAAGCACCAAAGACCAGCAATAAAAAATCAAAACAAGATACGAGCTTGTTTAAGGTTAGATATCAATACGCTGGATCTAAAAAAGGTGAACGAGATTTTTGTAACAAGGTTATAGAGGCCGACAAGGTATATAGAGAAGAAGATTTAAACGCTA